ACAGAGAAGCGAAGGGCGGATGGTTTAGAGAGACAGCTAAGGGAGCTTCAAGGCAAGCAAAAAGCAACGCCAAGCGAAGCACCTACACTGGAGCAGTTTGATTTTGATGAGGAAAAGCATAATGCCGCCCTTCTTCAACATGAAGTTGCAAAACAGCTCGAAAGCAAAAGCCTGAAAGACACGCAAGACGCAATAGATAACAAAAGGCAAGAGATAGCAAAAGGGTTCTTTACTAAAGAGGCAGAATATATTGCAAAGCATCCCGAATATCAGGAAGCAGTCAAGAATCTGCCTTTATTCCCGCCCGAAACGCTCGATGTCATTTATGAGCTTGGGCCGGACTTGTCGAACTACTTAGCTACTCATTTAGACGTTGCCGATGCTGTTGCAAGTGTTTCTCCTGCACTAGCCGGGGTTAAGTTGGGACAAATAGCCACAAAGCTATCTGTCAAGAAGCCGGAAGTTAAACCATCTAATGCGCCAAATCCGATTACAACGCTTAATGGCGGGGCCTCAGTCAATAAGTCCATGGAAGATATGAGCATGGAAGAGATTATGGAGCTGTAAGACGGATAAGGCCTAAAAAGGAGCAGTAAAATGGCCAATGATTTTAAAAACACATCCCTTGTGACCAAGTGGGCAGTAAAAGCGTTTATAAACGCCCTGAAAATGGGAGAAAAGATTGACAGGCAACTGGATGACTCAAGAGTCTTTTCAGGTGCCAAGGTCGGAGCAACAGCCTCTATTCGTAGGCCTGTAATGTTTGAGGCAACGGCAAGCGCTTCATTCAACGCAAATGACATCGAGGAAGGAATTGTCAGTGTGACAGTCAATAACCGTCAGCATGTCGGCTTTGAAATCACTGACGAAGATATGTCCCTCAAGATTGAAGATGCAAATGAGAGGTATATTATACCTGCAATGAACGAACTGGCTCAGGTTTACGAGTCTGCTATTGCGGCCAAGTATACCGAGATACCAAACTTTGTTGGTACTCCTGGCACTACACCTTCAACTTTCCTTGATGTGGCAAATGCCGAAGCTGAGCTTCACAAGCTTGGAGTGCCTGAAGAAGATGAGCTTTATGCCTTCTACGATTCTAAGGCATCAGTACAACTTGCCAACGGTCTTAAAGGTGTATTCCCTCAGGACATTGCTAAGACAGCAATTGAGAATGCAAAGATTGGCCGTTACGGTGGAATGAATATGTTTAGGAGCAACAGCCTGAAGAGTCATACGGTTGGTGCCGCTACAGGAACCATCCTTGTTGATGATGCTGGCACAATCAATGTAACTTATGCAGCCTCAAAAGACACTGATACTCAGACCTTGAACCTTGACGGTGTAGCCGATACGTCAGCAGCTTTAGCATTTTTGGCTGGTGATGTTATTACCTTGGCAGGCGTAAACTCTGTCAACCGTAGAACACGCGAAGACACAGGCGATCTACAGACCTTTGTTGTCACAGAGGACTCTATTGCATCAACAGGGACTACAGACAATATCCCTGTAACGATAGCGCCTCCAATCATCATAAGCGGCCCATATCAGACGGTAACCGCCGCGCCAGCTGATGGCGCAGTTGTTACTATCAAGACAGGCACGGCAGGTGTTGCATACAAGCAGAACCTTGCATGGCACAGAAACGCGATAACATCAGCTTTTGTACCTCTTGATGTTGCCGGTTCTGGTTCGGGTGTTGATCAGGCAAGAGAGAACTTCAAGGGTATTTCAATCACCTCCACTCGCTGGTTCGATGGAAACGATATGACCATGCACTTCAGGTTCGATATTCTCTTTGATGTCTTTGTGCAGAACAGGTCTTTTGCGGTTCGTACAACTGGATAACCTTAATGGGGGCTTCGGCCCCCTTTTTTAAAGGAGTAAAATATGGCAGGCATGGTAGATAGAAACGGTAATGCCTTCGGGATTGCAAGCATAACTGTAGATCTTGGAAGTGTTGCCGCAAATACGACTGAAGAAGAAACGACCACAGTGCCGGGGCTCACTACAGATATGTTTGTAGCTGTAAACAAGCCTAGCCTTGATGCAGGCATAGCAGTCTGTAATGCCAGGGTAAGTGCTGCGGATACGTTGATTCTCACAGTGGTTAATAGTACGGCCGGTGCAGTTGATGCGTCAAGCGAAACATACAAGCTGTTTTGGTTTAAACCAAACGTGACCGATGCAGGAGCAGTAAAAGTTTAATCATAAGCCCCCCGTTATAGGGGGCTTATTTTAATAAATACGCTTAGGAGGCGGCAATGGATAAGAAGATTTATAGAACATGGATATATCACGAAACAGAAGAACCAAAGATCATCAATGATTCAGAGTTTGAAGAGTATGAGAAAGAAGGCTGGGCCGATTCGCCAGCAAAGTTTGTGAATATAAAGGAAGCCGGGATTGACGTTGATGATCCTGATAAAGTACAGCAGTTTGGAGAAGCCATAGAAGGAGTTAAAAACTCACTAAATGGCGCTTTAAACGTGGACACTATGGACAAAGATGAACTGGAAGCATACGCCCGCGAACACTACGGGGAAGAACTAGACAAACGTAAGAGCCTAAAGAAGCTTTTAAAGAAAGTCAAGCAAATGATATACGGCTCAACAGTACACTAAGAGGTAGTTATGGCAACAGCAAGTTACTTTGTATCAAGAGCATTAACACGTTTGGGGATTCGGGCCTCAGAGACATCATTGCAAGCCGATGAGATACAAGATGGCATTTACCTATTAAATGACATGATGAGTGAATGGGAAGAGGCAGGCCCTCAGTTGGGCTTTTCTCCTGTCGCCGGGGTATCGGATGAAATAAGAATACCAAGAGGGGCAAATGCAGCCGTAATAGATAATCTTGCTATAAGAATGGCCCCTGAATACTCGCGCTTCGTATCCCCCGCTTTAGCTAAATCTGCCGATGATGGCCTTAAAAATCTACTGAACGCCAATATAACCATAGGTGATGTCGATATGCCTGGAACGCTTCCTTTAGGTTCTGGTAATCAGTTTTGCGACAATGATCTTGATGATAGACGGTTTTTTCCTGAAGGCAAAAAAAGAAACTTTTAATAGGTGAATTATGGGCGCATATAATCAAGAATCAATAACAGTAAGCGATACAGCAAAAAGCTTTACCGCAGCAACAATAGACCCCTCAGACCCGGATTCAGCTTTTAAGGCAGTCTTTGTTGTAGAGGATGCAAACATACGGTTTAGGGTAGACGGTGGCGACCCTACTGCATCAGTGGGGCTACTGGCTAAAGTCGGTGCAGTAGTTACTATTACCGGCAACCATGATGTAAGGAACTTCAAGGCTATAAGGGTAACAACAGATGCAACCATACAACCTTCTTATTTTAATGGGAAAGATTTATGGTAGAGATAGATAATACAGGTGTGCTTCCCTCTTCCTCACTGATTTTTAAGTTTCCCGACTCTGTAGATGTGGTGTTGGGTACTTTGAATAGTGGCACAGTTGATACGCTTGAATTTGCAGATGCAAACTATATAGATGTCCAAGAAATTACGGGTGCTACAGGTTTTATAATAAATTTTGTATTTAGTGGTATTTCTAATCCCAACGCCCTATGTTTTTGGGGTTGGTACGATGGCGGGAATGTCCACGAAGTAGAAGTACAGATAAGGAACTACGAAACGACTATAGATGATGTTCAAAATGGGGGCAATGGGTATACGTGCATACGTTCCCATACTTCAGGTGCTTCAACAGAGCCAGGAGTGGGGGTAGACTGGGAGGCATATTGGACAGATAAGGGCGCTGCGGCTGGTGAGGCTGCATGGGTTACTGCAACGGGATATGTAGATGGCTATGATGATCTAAGGGCTGGAACTTCTGATATCCCAATTACTACCACAGATATTTTCAGGGAGTGGCCTTATCCGGCAGATACAAGCCCTTATGTTAACAATGGAGCATCTATAGTGAGGTTTCTACATACAAGCCCGGGAACGGGCTCACATCAAATGCTAACAGATAAACTTTGCATAGAAGAGACTACATAGGGAGTTGACATGGCGGGACCAGGAGAATCACCCAAGTTAGGATCAGATAAGTATATCTGGGCAGGACTATCAACAGATACAAAGCCTTCTAATGCGTTTATCGGGCAATTCGTCATAGAAACTGACACGGGCCTGGTTTACGAATGGACCAGTGGGGGTTGGTGTGTGCGAATCGGTGGAGTAGAAATTGATCCTTTAGTTAAAAGCATTCCCACTACAGACACATTCCATCATTTAGGCCATGAAGGAAGCGTTTTTATCCATACTG